AAAGGTGCCTTCGGTAGAATTACCAAGGGTACCTTTGGTAGAATTACCGATGGTAGTTTTACCATTGGTAACTTTACCTATGGTAGAATTACCAATGGTTTCTTCATCCAACCATTCATCATAATTTTTGTTGAAACTGATTATACGAGGTTTCCCAGGCTGAACCTTTTGAATGATAATCCTTCGTTGTTCAAGCTTTGCTAATTCTCTTTGTAGTTGTCGTTGATCGTACTTAGTTGCCTCACTCAGAAAACGAAGCGAAAAAGTGTGTTCTTTTCGATTAAATCCATAAGTGTAACGCCAGATAACAAAGATAAGACGATATTGGATAGGGCTGAGCTTGGTCAGCGCCAAATGCTCTAAAATTTCATTTGCGATTTTGGTATATCCGTTCTCAAGCTGCACGTCTGCCAAGCTCAACACCCCCTATTTCTTGACACATATCACATACGACCCTTCAATCCTCACCGGCTTTAAGCCGGGATGGCTGCTTTTGATGTATCCCTTGATGTACTCGATGTAGAGCTTCTTGTTGCCGGCAGCCATCCATTTGTAGCAATGTGGAATTGCAATGCGGTATTCCATCATTCGATGTCAAAACTCTCCTGCTCAAAAGGTTTGTTTTCTGTAGCCGTTTCTTCTTGCGGCTGCGGATCGATCACCTCGTATGCCTCACCTTCGATGTAGTCAGTTTCCTGGGCTTCGTTTGTGATGTCCTTGACTTCCCTGACCTCTTTTTCATCCTCGATGAACGCATTTTGCATTTCGATCGAGAGGATACCCCATTTAGAGAGCATGGCCTTTAAGACAGTCTTTTTCGCCATAGCGTCATAGTCATTTTTCCAACCAAAGTCAGACTTAGAGAATCTTTTGCGATGTGCCTCGATCTGTTCTTTTGTCCAGTAGACGGTTTTGCGGAATCCGTTAATCAGTTCAAAAAAGCCGGCGTAACCAATGACTTTATCTGATACCTTCGCTTCAAAATCCAATTCCAGTTCCTCGGTTAATGGATTCCATTTTTTAAGTTGTCCTTCGTAAACCTCGATCACATTGATAGCTCGATATTGACCCGTTCGTAATGCAAGCTGAATATATCCCTTGTAACCTAGTTGGAACTGTGCTTGATTACCGTATGGAACAATCCATGCGTAACCCAAGTTTTTATCAACCGGCAAATCGAGCGTGGCTGCCACCATCGCTGAAGAAATCACACTCATCGGGTCACATTTTTGCAATGTTTTTTCCGAGCTGTATAGATTCACAATTGAAGTCATAAACTGCGGCGCACGCTTGTCTAAGATTTCTTCAAAACGTTTCTTGAGTGTTGGACTTGCTAACAATCCTTTTAAGGTCTGCACGGTTGATGGTTGCTGGGAAGCGTTATTTTTAGCCTGCAGCTGATTTTTGAGTGTTTTGGTTGTCGCCATATATGAGAACCTCCTAGTTTAGTGTTTTTATAGAGAAATAGCGTGATGTAATCGGCTTAACGACTTGTTGGTAGATGTCAGGGAATTTCTCTTTTAGCAATTTTGCATCTACCCGATTTTGAATACGTGATTTCCATTGCACCTCATAATGACCCACATAACCGATTTCAGCATCTTTCAGTTCGTTTTTAAGTTCATTCTCGATCGCTTTTTTCTGTTTTTCCAGTTGCTCAATTGTGTCTTTAAGGGACTGATATTCCTCAATTTTTGATTTATAGGAGGCGCCGAGTTGAGCAACTTTCTCCGGATCCGCTTCCTTGTAACGTTCCTTCAAAAACTTTTCTGCCGCAGATGAGCCATCAAGTGCCGGCGGTTGATTCGCTAGAACGTGATTGTTCCAAAAGTCAATCTCCGCTTGGAGGATCATCTCGATCAATTCGTCGTCTCGCTCGATTTCCTTCCAAATGAACTTTTGACCGCCGATCAGAACTGCGAAATATCCTTTTCGATACTCCGGCCCCAAGACACCGAGATAATGCTGCATTTGAACGATATATGCCTCCGGAATGTCATCGCCTTCCCATTCTTTTGCAAGGAACGCGGAAGCTGTTTTGCACTCTAAGATGGCTTTCTCGCCAACAATGAATCGGTCGATATTAGCCAAGATGAAATGGTGATTCGGATGCTGAAACATAACGTTCCGTTTCCGTACCTTTTTTCCGGATCGCCTCTCGAATTCTCTGGCCACTAAATCTTCCAGTAACGTTCCAAAGTAAGCTGCATCACTTGTAGAAGATTGCAAATCTACTTGTTCAGTTTTTTCGAGCCATAATTCAAATGGCGTTTTGTATTTGTTCAACCCGAGAATGACCGAAGCATCGCTGCCTCCGATCCCTTTTCGCCTCGCTTCCAGCCATTCCCCATGGCTCATTTCGCTTGTGTTTGCGAGAATAATAGCTTCCAAGTTTTCCACCTCCATTTGATTTTTCTGAGACGATCCTGTACCATGTAAGTAACGGTTCATAGGAGAATCACCGTTGGCGCCTCGCTCCCTCGGCGAGGCGTTTCTCATGTTATGCCTGTTTTGGCCGGCCGAACTTGCCGCAATAGTCATAGGCGCACCATACATCTTGGTGAATCATCAAGCCGTCAATAAACTCAATGACATCATCCCCCTCGACAATTTCCCCGCCGCATCCCTCGCAATAGCCGACCACATGTGTCTCTTCCTGACGAATCGGATGCTCAATCATGCTGGTTCACCCCCTTTCAGTTCTGCGATCCTCTTTCGGATCGCTTCTGTCGTCCGGCCAAGCCGTGCAGCCAACACTTCAACAGGATGCACGTCGTAGTGGTTGACGAGATAAAAATCCTCGTCTCGTGACCACCTGCCTACCCGGTGGCTAAGGAAATACGGGTCAAAATCGTTCTCTTCCCATAACGGGCGGCTGATCTCTTGCATGCGCTGGCCATGAGGGCATTCTCGACAAACCGACATGCAGGAGTTGAGCTTTGAGTGATATTCACATCGCTGGCAATGTTGGTCGAGGATCTGTATCGCCTGCAAGCGGATACGACGCTTCTCTGTCTTCGTCAAGATCATCACCTCCTTTCTGGTGCACATCGTCACGGCCAGGAACAAACGTGATGGGCGAGGGGGATAGCACCCTGTTTGCTCCTAGCCATGACGACAGGCACCAGGCCTGTCCTTGTGTCGAGTGGGTAAATATGGTATATTATCATTGGGCTGGTTTTTTTCGGCAGTGCTATTACGCACTAGCCGTTTTTTTACGCCAAAAACGTTTATACAATTCCTCTTTAGCTTTCAGCTCAGTCACTTGCAGCAATGCTTGGTTTTCCCGCATCTCCTTGCACAATCTACGAACCTCTGAAACTTTCATAAGACGGCTGGCGGTGAAGCAAATATTCATCACTCATTCCCCTTTCCGATAATCGCTGTAATATTGATTCCGCGTTCTTGTAGCGTCGCGATCAGTTCAGCTAGCTGATCGTGTTCTCTCTTCCGCCGCAGGAGCTCGTCCAGCTCTCGACGACAACGGCGGTATTCTTCGACCCAGCGATTGGCTTCATCAAGCTGCCCATTCACCCATGCCACTCGCGCGTAGTCCAAGTAGAGGCAACCGCAACCCCATATCTTTTCTGCCAACTCCCGATCTTGCTCAAGGACGTTCATGCTGTCACCTCCTTTCCTTGAGACCAAAGCGTTCCGGATACTTTTCCATCGCCTTGAAAACCGTTCGGAGTGTCACCCGGTTTTCATGGACGATTTTGCCGTCCATAAACGTCAGTTCAACAATGATGTTTCGATCGACATCGAGAAAGCTGATGGCGTATGTCGGTTCCGCTATGGTTTCAAACTCCATGACGGCTGCTTCAATCGGCTGGATGTCCTTGTATCGGGCAGAGATCTCGTCAGTAACACGCGACGGCAACTCATCGAACGAAAGTTTTTTGACTTGCATGAGGATCACCCTTTTTCGTAAAGATGTCTCGGAAATGCTTTTGCAAAAACTCCTCCATCTTCGAAGCGATGAAGCACCAGCGTTCGCCTTTTCGTTCCGGGTAGTACACAAAACCTCCATTTTCAATGTCGAGCATCGGTTTGTAGCGAGGATGGAGCAGGATGTGCTCCTTCAGCCAATCCTCGCTGTATCCGGTGCGCTCTTTTAGGTCTTGCATCGACCACCAGACTTTGTTTCTCACTTCGTCTCCCTCCCTTGAGGCTCAGAACTCATATTTCGTATCTTCCCAACCGCACTCTTCGCACACCGCTTCCCAAACGTAGCCTTTCCCCTCAACAACCTCAACAACTTCGTATTGAGCATTTTCGCAACCGCAACGTGGGCATTCCATGTTCATCCTTTTCACCCCCTTTCACGCCGTTTGCTCTTTCTTCAACAACAACCGAAACGTCTCTCGTCCTTTTGGTGTAATCAGCGTTTGGACATCAGCCCGTCCGTTTCGTTCCCATTCCTTCAATTCAAACAGCTCTGGGACATATGCTGCATAAGGTTTGAGCTTCCCTTTTTGATCCCGATACACAAATTTGTTTTGGAGAAGCCAGTTAATAAAGAACCGCTCCTTGACTTTCAACTCTTTTGCGGTGTCACGGAAATTCGTCAGCAAGTTCCGATCGACTAGCGCATCAAAATATTCCACTTTCGGCTTCATCGCCGCGATCTGTTCATTTTGCCGGCGCACGGTTTCCAACACACCACGAAACATCAGCTTGGTCTGCTCATCGGCAAAAGGAAGATACGTATTGATGAACATTTCATCGTTTGAGACATAGCCGCCCGTTTTGCGGATGGTTGGGAGAATCTCATCGAAGACCCACGATTCAAACTTTTCGGCCTCTGGCAATTGACTTTTAACAATAAGTCTGTAAAGGTTTCCTTCATCAATAAATTTCTTTTGTTGCGTTCCGCCACTTGTAAGGACTGGGCGGTTTACCCACCCCTTTTCCTTTGTATGTTGTTTAATTGCCTTGTGCGGATCAGCGTAACCTAATTTTTTTGCAACCTCTGTCGCAGGAAAATAAACATTTCCGTTTTCAATGAATACCTGCAACTCCCCAAAAATTTCATGGTTGAAAACTTGTAACTGGTTCATTTCCGTCCTCCTTTATAAGGATGCGGTAAGTTACCGCCCCCTTGCAGTGACTTGAAATTGCTTCGTGCGGCCGGCTGTACCCCAATACTTTTGCAACATCATTGCCAACGGCGTATGGATTGTTGTTAATTTCGATGAACCGAACGTCACCGAACATCGGATGATTAAAAATCTGTAATTGGTTCATTTAGTTCCTCCCTTCACTGTTAGTGAGTTTAACCTGCACTTCTTTCTTTCTTAGTTGGAACAACTATTATTTCAATCCCTAAAGCCTCACAAGTTTTATTAATTGTTGTTTCATTCCAACGACGATTACCAGCCAACAAATCGTACATATATTGAGGGGTATAGCCTGTCATACGCGCCAAATCAGAAATCCTTAAGTTTTTGTCCTCAAGGACATTTCGTACCACCTCCGAAAAGTTCATGTTTGTCACCTCCTTGCTAACTAAATATTAAGCTATAAGCTTCATAAAAACAAACAGAAAAATGAAGCAAATAGCTTTATTTTTTAGCATTTTTAACTATTATAAAGCTATTTGCTTCATTTTGCTTATTTTTTCTTCTTTTTTCTCGTTTTTTAAGCTATTAGCTCATTGTTTAATAATGAAGCCAATGCTAGCATATAAATAAGCTAATAGCTGATAAAAAGGAGTGAATATTTGTGGAGAATAAGCACAGGATCAGGGAAATTAGAGAAAGAATAAGAGATGAGAACGGAAAAAAATTAAGCGGTACTGCAGTAGCCAATATACTAGGCATAACACCTCAATATTATTACGAGATAGAGCGCGGAGAGAAAAATTTAAGTGCAGAAATGGCGGCGCGGATAGCTGATATTTTTGGAGTTACAACCGATTACTTATTGGGAAGAACAGACGATCCAGATCAAATCGTCGAGCATGAACAATCAGTCTCTAAGCTTCCCGCCCTCACCGAGAAAGACGAGCGCGACATCCAAAAGGAGTTGGAAAAGATCATCAAGGGGCTCAAAACAGGAAGCGGTTTTGCTGCATTCGGCGGAGTGGACATCGACGAGCTTGACGAAGAAGATAGGGAACTTCTCATCGCGTCGCTTGAAAATTCCCTTCGTTTGGCCAAGAGAATCGCCAAACAAAAATTCACGCCAAAAAAATACCGTAAAAACTAAATATCTCTAGGGGGTTCGCTATGGCTGAGAAGATCAAACAGATCGTAGAGAAATTAATCACCAAGCACGGCACGAACAACCCCTTTGAGATCGCATCGCAGAAAGGCATAGTGCTGTTGTTTGAACCGCTTGGCGGGACATACGGGTATCATCATACATTTCGCCGGGTTCAGATCATTCACATCAATTCAGAGTTGGACGAGCCGATGAAACGCTTCGTTTGCGCGCACGAGCTTGGGCATGCAGTTCTGCATCCCGAACTTAGCACATCTTTTCTAAGGAGAAACACACTTTTCTGCATGGATAAAGTGGAAAGGGAGGCGAATGAGTTTGCCGTGGAATTGCTTCTGTCGGATGATGTGCTTTATACATATCGCGGTACTGATGCAACCATTTATGAGGCCGCGGCGGCGTATGGAATCCCTAAGGAGGTGGTGCATCTAAAAAATTTTGACTTCTGAACCAAACGTATATTCCCACAAAAAGGAGATGATCAGATTGATTATTCACTTGGACGACTATCGTAATAAGAAGAATAAGAAGAAAAAGAAAACAAACAGCTGCTCCATGATCAGTATTCCTGTATTTTCACGAATCACCGTAGAGGATGGCAAACTCGTTGGTGTTTTAGAAAATGGTCAGAAGATCATCATCGAAAACTCAGAGGAGGACCGATAACATTGGCTTCGTTCCAAAAGTATAAAACGAAAGACGGCGAGAAATGGATGTTTAAAATGGATGTCGGGATCGATCCTGCTACTGGGAAGCGCAAAACAACGACACGCCGAGGTTTTAAAACCAAAAAAGAAGCGCAGCTGGCTGCGGCCAAATTGTACGACGAAATAAATAACGGAGGCTACGTGAAGGACACGAATATACTATTCAAGGATTTCGCACAAGAATGGTTAGCAATATACAGCGAAACCGCAAAAATAAGCACCATTCGCGCCAGGAAACATGAACTGGGGCACTTGATGCGTTACTTCGGCAACTTGAAGCTAAAGGATGTTACACGAAAAATGTATCAAGACATGCTCTTGGATCTCAAAAAAAAGGATATGCTGACAACACCCTAGACGGAATTCATACAACAGGGAGAATGATTTTTAAAAAAGCGATGGAATTGGAATTGATCAACTCTAATCCTACGGAATACGCCAAGGTTCCTAAGCAGAAAAAAACAGTGGAGGACATTGAAAGGGGCAATAAAGACATGAAATTTTTAGAAAAGCATGAGTTAGCCCTCTTTTTGAAAACAGCCCAAGAACACGGGCTGGCTATGGATTATGTCGTGTTTTCGACCTTGGCATACACTGGTATGCGGCTAGGCGAATTACTGGCCCTTCAGTGGAAGGATATTAACTTTAAAGAACATACCATAGCGATTACAAAAACATTGTACAGCCCTAGAAACAATGAAAGATATTATCAATTGCTGCCCCCTAAAACACAAGGATCCATTCGGACCATCAAAGTCGATCCAAATATCATTTCACTTCTAAAGAAGCACAAGGCCGAGCAAAACGAAATCAAATTACAGATGGGAGAGCTATATCACGATCTGGGGTTCGTATTTGCGCGACCAAGTGGATTCCCTGAAGTACCTAAAAAAATTGAACTCAGAATGAAACGGCTGCTGAGAATCGCAAACATTCATAAGCGTGTGACGCCTCACTCCCTTCGTCACACTCATACCAGTTTGCTTATTGAAGCAGGAGTAGGAATCAAAGAAATTCAACAGCGCCTCGGCCATGCGGATATCGAAACAACCATGAACATTTATGCACATCTAACAAAAGATTTGGAAGAAAGAGCTTCACAGAAATTTGGCGAGCTCATGAGCGGTTTGATCAAAAACTTATGATTTTCGTGGTCAAAATGTGGTCAAAACAAAAAAGAACACCGGGGAAAACCCCAGTGTTCCAACGGATGGGAGGCGCTGATTACATCATGCCGCCCATGTCCGGCATGCCCGGATTGTTGCCTTTGTTTTCTTCCGGTTTGTCGGCGACAACCGCTTCGGTCGTCAAGACCATGGCAGCGACAGAAGCTGCGTTTTGCAGCGCCGAGCGAGTGACTTTCGTCGGGTCAACGATACCAGCTTCGATCATGTCGACCCATTCGCCCGTTGCAGCGTTGAAGCCGACGCCCGGTTTTTCGTTTTTCAGGCGCTCAACGATGATCGAGCCTTCCAGACCAGCGTTTTGCGCGATTTGACGAACCGGTTCTTCGATCGCGCGCAATACGATTTTCACGCCGGTTGCTTCATCGCCTTCCGCCTCGATGGACGCGACTTTGTTGTAGATGTTCATCAACGCCGTACCACCGCCGGCGACGATGCCTTCTTCAACCGCCGCACGAGTCGAGTTGAGCGCGTCTTCGATGCGCAGTTTGCGTTCTTTCAATTCTGTTTCGGTTGCCGCACCCACTTTGATGACCGCTACGCCGCCGGCCAATTTCGCCAAGCGTTCTTGCAGTTTTTCGCGGTCGAATTCGGACGTTGTTTCTTCAAGCTGCGCACGGATTTGGTTGATGCGCGCTTTGATGCGCTCCGAATCGCCGGCGCCTTCGACAATCGTCGTCGTTTCTTTCGTTACGACTACTTTCGACGCACGGCCAAGCGAAGCGATCGTTGTCGATTTCAGTTCGCGGCCAAGCTCTTCCGAAATGACTTCGCCGCCTGTTAAAATCGCGATATCTTCGAGCATCGCTTTGCGGCGATCGCCGAAGCCAGGCGCTTTGACGGCAACGGCATTGAACGTGCCGCGCAGTTTGTTGACAACGAGCGTCGCGAGCGCTTCGCCTTCGACATCTTCCGCGATGATCAAGAGCGGACGGCCATGTTGAACGACTTGTTCAAGAACCGGCAGCAACTCTTGGATGCTCGATACTTTTTTGTCCGTAATCAAAATGTACGGATTTTCGAGAACAGCTTCCATTTTTTCCGTATCTGTAATCATGTACGGCGAAACGTAACCGCGGTCAAATTGCATCCCTTCGACAACGTCGAGTTCCGTCGTGAAGCCTTTCGATTCTTCCAGCGTGATGACACCGTCGTTGCCGACGCGTTCCATCGCTTCAGCGATCAATTGGCCGACTTCTTCGTCAGCAGCCGAAATCGCAGCGACTTGGGCGATCGATTCTTTTCCTTTGATCGGTTTGGAGATGGCTTTTAATTCTTCAACGGCAACCGCAACCGCTTTTTCAATCCCGCGGCGGATGCCCATCGGGTTCGCACCGGCAGCCACGTTTTTCAGCCCTTCGCGGATCATCGCTTGAGCCAATACCGTAGCGGTTGTCGTCCCGTCCCCAGCGATGTCGTTCGTTTTGCTGGCGACTTCAGCGACCAATTTCGCGCCCATGTTTTCAAACGGATCCTCGAGTTCGATTTCTTTCGCGATCGTTACCCCGTCATTCGTGATGAGCGGCGAACCAAATTTTTTCTCCAATACGACGTTGCGGCCTTTCGGACCTAACGTGACTTTCACGGCGTCTGCGAGTTTGTCCACCCCGCGCAACATCGCACGGCGCGCTTCTTCGCTGAACTTGATTTGTTTTGCCAT